AAGAATTGGCTCGGGATTAGTTTCCGCTATTCCCGGTGCATCATCAACACTTTTGAGACAAGTTTCAGATATAAGTGGTGCTAATTGGTTTGATGCAAATATTAAGAAAATTGGTAGAAGCACACAAGAATTGGCTGCACAGGGAGCCGGAAGCCCATGGACTGCTCTTGCAATACCCGGACAAGCAAAATCTGAACGAAAACCATATGATCCAAATAAAGAACAAGATGATGCTATAAAGCAAGCTAAACGTGAAGATGAACTTCAACGGTTCTCTGAGAGAGACCAAGATAATGCTATAAGACAGGCCAGAAGACAAGAAGAGATTAAAGCTTTGAGATCTAAGGGTTATAAAATTCCATAACTATTAAAACTACTAAATAATTTACAAGGATTCCTTTTTATGAAAAACACACGCAAGAATAATATTACAGAAGAAAACGCAGCCATGGCTGGATACCCAATATCCGCTGGTGGCTCGGATAGAGATATGTCGGGAAGAGGCTCCCAAATTGCATCACCCATTGTTGCTGGCATTCCTGCAGTAATGGCTGGAATTGGTAAGCCCGGAGTTCCCGCAACAATGTCTGCTTCAGTCGGAATGGCCGCTGCTCCCAAGCAATCTTATTCCGATGAGTCTGAAGAAGAAACCGAAGAAGTCGAAGAAGGTGGCGAAAATGAACCCGTTGAAACTAACGAAGAATTGAAAGCAGAATTTCATGATGCTTTGATTTCTCTTCTTGGTGAAGACGTTTCCCCATCGCTCATCAATCAACTAGAAGCTATCTTTGAAGCAGCCGTCACTGAGCGCGTTGAAACCAAAGTTGCCAAGATTCTAGAAAACGTTGATGGTAATGTAAAGAATTATCTTGATAATGTCACCGAATCTCTAGTTGAGAAGGTTGATGATTATCTAGATTATGTTGTCGAAGAATGGATGACCGACAATGCAGTTGCAGTTGAGCAAGGTGTCAAGACACAAATTGCAGAAAACTTCATCAGCGGTCTAAAGAACCTCTTTGAAAACCACTACATTGACGTTCCTGCCGAGAAGTACAATGTTCTTGATGAACTCTATGCTTCAAACCGCGAACTAGAAGCCAAACTCAATGAAGCCGTTAAGTACAATATGAATCTCAAGAAGGAAGTTTCTTTGACAGAATGCGCAGGCATCTTTGTTGCTGAAACCAGAGAACTTGCAGATACACAAATTGTCAAGCTACAAAATCTAATGGAAAATGTAGCCTTTACAAGCCCCGAAGAATACCGCGAAAAGCTTGTTGCTATTCGTGAAAATTACCTAACTCGTTCTCGTCCAGTTTCTTCAAGAAATATTGAACCAGAACAAACTTTCGTTCCTGTCAAACAAACATCAACAAACCTCGTAGAAAACTACGCAGGTGCACTTGGTAGACTCAATAAAAAAGTCTAAACTTTCACTTTACTAAATAATTTTACTCAATTAGGAGATAATAACTACAATGAATTTTCAAGAAAACACACCATATGACATTCTCACAGAAAAGTGGGACCCTGTCTTAAATCACGAAGCCCTTCCCACAATCAAAGATGACTATCGCAAGAAAGTCACTGCCGTTCTTTTGGAAAATCAAGAACAAGCTATTCGCCAACAACATCTCTATGAAGATATGAATGGCAACGGCAATCTTGGTGGCCCAGCTTCTTCCGCCTCATATAATACCGGTGCAGTATCTGGTTATGACCCCGTTCTAATCAGCCTCATTCGTCGTTCTATGCCAAATCTAATGGCATACGATATCTGCGGCGTTCAACCAATGACAGCTCCAACCGGCCTCATCTTTGCTATGCGTGCTAATTACCAATACGCTGGTTCTGCTAAGACCTATAACCAAGCTGGTTACGTTGAAGCTATGTTCCAAGAACCACAAGCTTCTTACGGTGGTTCAGGTTGGACTTTGGGCTCAACCTTTGCCAGTTCTAAGGGTCTATCAGCTGGTTACAACTTTGGTACTGGCGTTGTTCCAAGTGGTGCCGAATTACAAAATCTTCGTGGCATATTGACTTCCAGCGGCGAAGGTATTGGTAACAATCCACTAAGCTTCTCTGCTGGTGGTACCGGTGGTTACACCAATCCACAATATGGAACTTGGAATCAAATGGCATTCAGCATCGACCGCGTTGCTGTACAAGCCAAGACCCGTGCTCTAAGCAGCAACTATACCGTCGAACTCGCCCAAGATCTCAAGGCTGTTCACGGTCTAGATGCCGAAGCAGAGTTGGCCAATCTTCTTAGCACCGAAATTCTTGCCGAAATTAATCGTGAAATCGTCAAGACCATTTACTACGTTTCTAAGAATGGTTCTCAACAAAATGACCTCAGCACTCCAGGTACATACAACCTTGATGAAGATTCAGATGGCCGTTGGTCTGCTGAACGTTTCCGTGGTCTTAGCTTCCAAATCGAACGCGAATGCAATGCAATCGCCAAGGAAACCCGCCGTGGTAAGGGCAACTTCATCATCTGCGATAGCGATACCGCAGCAGCTCTCGCCATGTCTGGATTCATGAGCCTAAGCCCTGCCATCTCACCACAAATCAATGCTGATGATACTCAAAGCACCTTTGCTGGTGTTCTAAGTGGTAAGATCAAAGTTTACATTGATCCATATAGCCCACTCGGTTATAACTTCTTCGTTGCTGGTTATAAGGGTGAATCGCCATATGATGCTGGATTGTTCTACTGCCCATACGTTCCGCTACAAATGGTACGTGCAGTTGATCCAAATACTTTCCAACCTCGTATTGCCTTCAAGACCCGCTATGGTGTAGTTGCTAATCCATATGTTCTCAATAGCAACAACGTTCCAGACGCTGATACCTTGACTGCCGGTCTTAACCAATACTACCGTCTCACCAAGGTTACCAATCTCCACGGTAACACCATCTAATTGATGGGGTCTTGAGAAAAATAGGAAACCTTTCGAAGTCCTCCCCAGAAATGGGGAGGACTTCTGTTTTGGGATAAATAATTTTATGAGCTGCAATTCAAACATCAATCCACTTTATAACAGTTATTTTACCTTAGTTTTTGGAAGAGGTACAAAGCAGTTTGAATTGAATTGCCAGAGAGTTAATCTTCCCGGATGTACAGTACCAGACACAGCCCAACCTACAATTTTTGGAACAACGGTACCAGTTCCAACTATGCAATTTAACTATGAAACTTTAAATGTAGAATTCATAGTTGATTCAAGATTAGAAAACTGGAAGAGTTTATATTCGTGGATGCGTAATTTGGCAAATATTGAAAACGATGATCAAAATAATATCAAATATCAAGATTGGCACAGAAGTGCAAATTTATTAATATACGATCCAACCTCAACTTGTACAAATTTAACAGTTACTTTTAAATATATTGTTCCAACAAATTTAAGTGGAGTAATATTTCAATCAGATAGTGCGGATGCAATTTTACAAAAAGCAACTTGCAAATTTAAATTTTCGTATTATACGTTAGATCCTGATGCCCCCGATGATCTGACAAATCAAGTTTAAAGATAATCTTTAGGATCATCCGACCAGCTTTCAGCTGATTTTGGGTCCCCTTCTGGATTAAAAGGTAGTTTTTTAATCTCAGGATTCATTGTACGGCGTTTCTTTGGTTTGGGTGGGCTTGGAGCCTCTTCTTGAGGGGCATCCAATACAGGGGATTCTGCTTCAGATTCTTCTATTTCCTCAATATCATCATCTTCTATTAAAATTTCAGCAGCTTCAAAACTATCGATCATGTCATTTACAAAATTTACAAAATCTTCATTTGTAAAAAGATCGTTTAACATTTGAAGCCCGGCTTCATGGCCAAATTTCATGTCATCTGGCATTGGAGCAATTGTTGTCTTAGAATCAGTCTGCATGGCCATGAAGAATACTTCATACATTTTTTCTAATTCTAATGCTGGAGAACCCATGTAGACTATGACATTTCGTGATAATGAAATTTCATAACCACGTATGTTTGAAAGATAATTTGTAAGTTTTACGTATTCTATTAGTTCGCTTTTTTCATCACGAACTACATAGGTTTCAATACGAGCAGGTAATTTAATTGAAATTCTATCGGGGTATGCTTCATGTACCATACCAATTATTTCTTCACCTGAAGTAAGCTTAACAACTCGCAATACACCGCCAAAAGAATTCTCGGGAAGTGATTCGGACATATGTATGTCCTCCCTTCTCTATTATTTATCTTTTAGGGTGTCCTTTAAAGACATGGAAAAGATCTTATGATCAAACTTTTCTTTTTTGTATATCTTTATGCGCTCTTCGAAGTGACGGAAGATATGATTCTTGTGTTTAAGCCAACACAGATCATCTACAATATCAAAAACTTTTAATGTTTTCTTTTTTGCAGATACTCTAAGACCACGACCAATGCTCTGTAGCAATCTAATTATAGATTTAGTAGGCGAGGCAAAAATAATATTGTCGATATTAACAATGTTGATACCAGCGCTAGTAGTGCCATAACTCGCAACCAGTATAGCATCTCTTTCCGTATCAACGACTTTTCTAATATATTCTCTTGTGTCTGCTTCTGTTTTTCCAGAGATGAAATATATTGGTCTACCGCTTTTTGCTGACTCCAAGAGAGCGGCGAGAGGCTTGCCGTGATCTTCGACGTAATTGAAGAGGACGAGCGTGTTGCCTTTGGTTTTGAGGGCAAGTTCTTTGACAAATTCGTTCCTATTCTTATTAGTTATAATCCACTTCAATTCGTCAGGGTATTTTTGTTTTTTAAGCAGTTGCTTCTCTTCGTCAGTGTATTGCAACAGAATACAGTCGATTCCAATAGTGGCAAGCAATCCCTTGTTCATTAAGTTTTTTGTTTGAATAAACTGAATCGCAGGACCAAGAATACCTTCTATGCTTAGTCGATGTGCTTGTGCTTGATCTAGTGTTCCTGTAGTACCAATACGAAACCAAGCCTTGGCAAGCTTCTGTCCAATCATATTGATTGATTCTGCTTTGGCTTGATGACACTCGTCAAAGAAGATGGCATCAAATTGATCAAACCATTCTCTGGGCAATTTATATATTGATTGCCATGTGGAAACTACTCTC